GATATACAAAATTAAATCACCCAATCACTGCATTTTTTATGGCAGTTGTGTAGACAATCCTGCTGAAGATTTGGTTTCTGTTGCCAACTTTTTTTGGTACAATGAAGCATTGATCAACATTGCAAGAGGTTACAACACCTTGTACACTCCCAACAAAAACTTTGCCAGAAAATTCTTAATGCCGATTGGTGCCAAAAGACAATGGCGCGATCAAGTTGTCGATCGACTTGGTCCGTATCTTGATGATGCGTATTGGAGTTACACCCAAAGAGGAACTGTTCTTCCAGGCGAGTCTCCTGAGGTAAAATGTCACGATCAAAGATATCTCAATACCATGTGGTATGACGATACGTGTTTTAGCGTTGTGGTTGAATCATGCAACAGCAAACGGTTGACTGCAAAAGTTCCAGTTTTTGTAACTGAAAAAACATTCAAACCTATATCTGGGTTGCAGCCGTTTGTGGTGATAGGCGGGACTGGCATTTTGGCATATCTTAGATCTCAAGGATTTGAAACCTACAACAATATCTTTGACGAGACCTATGATACTGAAACAGACTTTGATAAAAAGTTAGACATTGTTGTTGAGAATGTACACCGCTATGTCAAGGGACCATACAGCACCAAAACTCTTAAAAAAATAAAACACAATTTCAACTTGTTTTACAATGTTGATGTAATACACCGCGGTATAGTCAAAGACATTGTGGAACCAATTGTAAAATTTATAGAAAAATAAAGTTGTTTTTATTTGAGATAAGGCATGAACTTTTGATAGATGCGCCCTGCTTGTGCATCTGCATCGCTCCAGTGTGCGGCTGCTAGATCGTAAATCCATTGCTCTCTGGCAAATGTTTCTGGTGATTCAATTTTGCTGATATCATGATTGGCCACTGCCCAGGCCACACAACTTGAATCATCTGCGAATATCGGTATACCCTCACATGCTGCTGCCACACTGGCACTGCTGTTGAAAAACACTGCTGCATGAGCACCTTGCAAGTTGTCTATTAATTGACTGTGCGTGGGCTCAAGTATGGTAACATGGTGTTTGATTTGTTTTTTATCAGTCCAGTGTTGGAAGTCTTTCATGTCATACTGTCCTGGGTGAGGCCTAACCCAAATGGGGCGACTAGTGACGGATCTTATTTGTTGTATTTTTTCATGCAACCAAGTCATTGGATCCAGTGTCTTCATAGCAAACCCACCGTCACGTTGCATACAGATCAAGATATGTCCGTCAGCATGAACTCGGGCTGGTTTCAACTGCACTCCTAACACGCCACTGATTTCTGACCATTTTGTATCATCACTGTTACGGTTGGCATATTCAGCACGGTCGTAGAATGGACCGTTGAGACTGTAGCGCAAATAATTGCCATGGTTGTCAAGGTACTTCCAGCAACTTGCATCTATGCACATGGTCTGAAATCCCAGTCTGCGTTGTTCAGCAATAACTTGTTTGCGCAGAGCAATGTTGCGGCCACCGGTATTTGTGGTTGCCCATCCCAGTAGCACAGCCAACCGACTGGGAGTATAATGATGTTCCCAGTCTACCACAACTGAATCACCCGAAGCACGTACACCTTGGGCAAAACTTTCCAAACACTCAATTTTTCTTGTGTGTTTACGAGCGTTGGCCACACTGCTGACATAAACTACTACATCAACCACCTTGCAATATTCTCCATGCTGTGCCGTCTCGCATTTCTGTTTCAGTGAATTGACAATAAGCCATGTGGTTGACCCAGGCCCTGATCTCGTCCAGTCCGGGACGTCGGATTGACTCTATTTCTGAGATTGCTGTGCTACACAATGAGGCTGCGGCATTGGGACCAAGTGTGATGGCTGGCTTTCCAAACAATATGGCTTCTCCAGCTGCAATACTGGAATAAGTTATCAAGCAATAGATGTCTTGGCTCAGGGCCATTTCTATGGTGTCATTGTTGACTCTGACACTGCGTCCTTGTTTGCGTCGAATTACAACTTCTCGATCTGTATGAGCACTGATTTCTGCCAGTGTTTGAGCTAACCAAGATTCAAGATCTATTTCATACAAATTCAACAATTTCTGACTGGGCGGTGCCAACAAAATTTTACTGCCAGTTGCACGAACTTTGCTGAGTTCAATTCCTGTGCGTTCGAATCTATCTCCAGGACGGTCAATCACGGGTCCAAAATTTTGAACATCATTTTTTGTGATTCTATGATAGAGTTTTTTCTTACCATTACCAAAGTATCCTGTATCAATATAATAAAAGTCTTTTCCTCGGGCACGGCAAGCATTCATTTCTTTGCGTTTGGTAATTCCTCGTAACACTATTGGTGTAGGGGTTGTTTCTGTTTTGGTCCAGGTGGTTATTTGTCCACCGCATCCACGCACAAAACTTTCTAATATGGGATCGTACATATAACCTTTTCTTTCGTATCTGTATTCGCTTTCAATGGCGTGAACAGCTGATGTGTCTAATGCGCGAATCTTTTCAGTCAACGCAGCCAAACTCATGCCATAATAGTCACCTGCTGGATCTACTCGATATTTTACAATGTCATAAACTATATCTTGAATTTCCGGTAATAACAAATCAAATTCATGTGGTGCTGGCGCTGGAGGTGGTGGTGGTGGAAGATACGAAGTTTCGTCTTCTTGTTCCCAATTATTCATTTTGTTCTCTGCTGACAATAGTCGGTTAATATTCTTTCTCGGTGCCAATCTTCTGCAAAGTTGCCTGCATTAGCAAACTCATGGAAACAAGGAGTACCTAATGTGTAATGTACCAATTTTGCCTGCGGATTAGCATCATATTCAACGTCCAGCCAGTTCCACTGTGGGGGCAGTTCACCGATTCTAGCATCTTCTATCCAAGAGAATCTATGCAGTTCAGCGCCGGTTGATTTTTGCACAAACTCAGGTGTCAGTTTGCGATTGGGAAAACTGTTGCAGTTCCACAGTATCACACTTGACCAGTTCTTGCGTGGATAGTCTTCGTTTTTGCTACCAAGATACTTTTCAGTCATGCGTGTTTTATACTCATGTTTTACAACCATGACATCGTTGTAGGGGCTTTGTAGATTCCATAATTCCACAATGTCTCCACGCAGTATCATGTCGCCGTCAATAAAGATGGCCCAGCCCTGGTAGTCCATCAAGTGTGGCACAAGGAAACGGCTGTAGATAAATTGATTGCTGCCATCAGTGTGTGTTTCATCGTAGTCTCGGAACAAGTTCAATGCCACAGGGATTATGGCCACTGGTTGACTGGCATGTCTAATGATTGAGTTTACACACACATGGTATGCCACAGCTTCTCTAGGATCGTATCCCACAAACACAGGAATTGGTTTCATTTACGTTCGATATCTTCCTCAACACAGCGGTCACCGTATTGTATTTCTATCAACTTTAGCGGTTGATCAGTTTCGTTGCACAACTGATGCCACTCGTTTACTTTGATAAATGTGTGTTCATGCATGGTCAGTTGGCACTTGACTTCTTGATCAGTGCTGGCTTGGTCCAAGGTGTACACTGTGGCTTCGCCTTCGGCCACAAACCAAAACTCTGCACGACTATCGTGTCGTTGCATGCTCAAACATGTTTTGGGCATCACAGTGAGTTCTTTTAGTTTGGTGTTAGGCCCAACTTCGTGCAATACACGATAGTATCCCCAGGCACGATCAGTCCGGGGTGTTTTCCATTCTTGTAAAATCCAACTACTGCTGTTGGCTTTGTTCTCGCCGCCCACGCCAAATTCAAAGTCCACATCATCAAAAATCATTTCAGGAATATTGTCTGGTGTGCGGTCGCCCCCGTTGGCAAAGATAAACCGGGCTCTGGGCATGGTATAGTATGTACGAGTAACATGTATGGCTTCTATGGCAGTATCATCGTCATCATTGAATTCAATCACACGGTCTACCATGCGTAAGTTTTCAATGATGGCTCGTCGTTCTGCTGCAGGCATAAACGGTCTGCCTTTTTTACGTGTGAGCCAAGCATCGCTGTTGATACCAACTACGAGCCTATCGCCCAAGGCTCGGGCTGCTTCAAAGTAAGCGATGTGTCCTGAATGCAGTGGGTCGAACCCACCTGTGACAATTACTATTTTCATGCGGGTATTTATAGACGCAGATAACTCAGATCAGCTTTATTTCAACTGTGCTGCGTTTTTTACTGTAGGCTGATACTACATTCACTATTTCAAACCCATCGACCCCTATATAATTACCCACTGACCCTTTGGTTCTAATGTCCAATATAATACGTGTGTTTGGGTGTGAATGCTGGCGCATGAGATCTATGTAAGTTTTTACAGGATAGTGGTGCCCACAGCTAAGCCATGATGTTATTACATCAAATTTCACATCTAAGGGTATGTTGATGTTGTTGGCATTGATCAAATGATAATTTTTTGTGCCAAGTTCTTGAAGTTTTGCATGCAAAAAATCAAAACTGTGATAAAAATACAAAGCGTCAGCACTGGTGTTCCAATTACCATAAGACGCTGATTCGGGCTTGCTGGTATTTTGTTGTTGATCACCATCCAGCAACCACAATTCTGTGTTGTACTTTTCCGCAAACCAACGAGATTCCCAGGCAAAGCCACATCCTATGTCCAACAACTTTCCCACAGGCTGTGCTAGATATGCATCAACTGTTTCAAAGTTATCTCTGCGTTTGGCAATGTATTTGTCTGTGGTCCATTTTCTAGCCCACTGTTCTGAATCATCTGCACCTTTGTCTGGATTGTCTATGTATGAGTTCATAATGTTATATATGAATGATGTACCAACCACCAAAAAGCTATCCAGGCTTCGGTAAAAAACAGCACAATAAAAAGTTCTATTTCTTCCAGATCTTGACGCCAGCGTTCTCGATCAGTCATGTTATACTGTGATATCTTCCATGCCGGCTGTGCGCAAGCGAACCACGTGACCCATTTGCCATTGTTTGGTGTCCAAGCCCTTCATGATGCCCAACCAACGATTGCGTAGCAGTGCTACCTCGTTGATGATGGTTTCAAAGTCCACAACTTCTTCTTCACCGTCCACATACTTTTCAGCATCACGTGCTGTGAGCGCACGAGCATAACCTTCCAAGTACTTCTTAAAGTGCCGGGTACGTATCTTGCGCAGTTGGATGTTGAGAAAATTCAACACAGCTTCAATCTCTTGTAGCTGGTTAAATCTGTGTTCGGTTATGCCCGGTAGTGCAGTGATGTTCTTTTCTACAAGCCCACCAATTTTGCAGTCACGCTTGGCATCCGTGAGTTCTGATTCAAAGTGTGCAATGAAGTCAGGTATGTTGCCAAGGTCGGCAACTACTCGGCTGTACCACATCAGTAGTCATCTTCTTTGTTGTAGTTGTCCTCGTCATCAAACTCTTC